CATAAGCTACTCCTGTTTTAGCAGGATCGTTTCCTTCAGTTTCAATTTGATCAATTCTAAATTTACGTTTAGCATCTTCAATTATCAATTCTCTATATTCATCATATTGATCTTCACTAAATTGGAATATATGATCATAAACCCAATCAGATGGAACAAGTTTATTTTGAATTAAATCAATAGCTAATGCTGTTTTTTCTTTTAATAACGCTACTTTTTCTTGTTCATATATGATAGAAGGTGTAGTTAAAGATAATTCAAAATTAGTTAATGATTCTCCATCATACCCTTGAGCATATAAATGAACTAATGCAATTTTTGTTAATTCTGATACTAATATCTTTTGTATTCTTTCTACTGTACGAGCAAATCTAATATCTTCAGCGGCTAATGTAGCTTTACCTGTTAAATCTTTTTCATATCCAAAATAAGCTTTTGGAACTTTTAAAGCAGCGAATAATTTATCTCTTAAGTATTGAACGTCTTCAATAGCTGCGTAATCTAAACCTTTAGTAGTTTCAATACGAGTTGTTGCGTCACCACCCCTTACAGGAATATAGAAATCCTCTAATATGTTTTGCATATTATATTTAAGGTTATATTGACCCGTTTGAGGATCCATATAAGGTGTTTTTTTCATTTTGTTAATAGTACGTTGCATGTAATTCTCAACCTCATTAGGTGGAATATTACCAACATTAACAAAGAATGTACGTTTTTCAGGTGCTCTAACAATACGATGTATTAACATCGCATCTTCCATTAAAGTTAATTGTTTAAAGATTTTACGACCTGGTTCTATATAAGATCTACCATAAGGTAAATAGTTAAAATCAGATAATAATCTAAAGTGAGCCATCTCAAAGTTATCAAACTCTATTTTATCATCTCTATTTACAGATATTTGAGACATCTGTTGGAATCCTAATGGTGAAGTTGAAGTTGAGAAAGTTGGATCGTATTTGAATTTTACTTCTTGTGGTTTTTGAGGATTACTTCCTTCTATTCTAAGAATTGAATAAGAAGAGAATGGTATTACATTATAAACCCCGAATTGTTCTGATATTTCTAATTTAAGATAAAAATCTCCATACTTACACATGTTACGAGTCCATGACCATAAGTTAAATTCGATATTTAATACATCATAAAATAAATTGTAAAGTATTTTTTGGATACTTTCATCAGAAGAACGTATTTGTAATACTTCTCCTAAGTCATTTCTTAAACAAGCTTCATCAGCTAATATATCTAATGTGGAAGCAATAATTGAATCTTGATCCATCATTTCATAATCAGCATACAATTGGATTCTTTGTGTAGGATAAGTGGTATCAGTATTATAATTAAAATTTAAACCACCTGTTGTAGTATAGATTTTATTATATCTGTCAAATAATGAATTTGTCTGTAATGTACCAAGTTGTTGGATACGGTCTGTATCCATTACTTTTAATTGATTACCACCAACGTTTCTTATAATAACGTCAGTAGAAAAAATTCTCTTTAATCTACCAAATAATGAGGTATCTACCATAATGTAAATTGTATTTTATATAAATATTAAATTATCTGATCAACCATGATATATCTTCGGTCCCTCCGCGCCCGTCATCCATTTGATATGGATTTTGAGCAAATGAGTTCGCTGAATATGCTCCCGGTGCCATTTGATTAACTACTCCAAAGTTTCCTAAAGTAGCTCTTGTTAATTCGATTCCTTGTTGTCTATTTCTTAAAGCAGTATCTCGTAAAAATAATGCTATTGCAAATGCCATCACTAAATCGTCATTATAACCTGATTGTGATTGAGCTTTACCGTTTTTCCAAACAAATACTCTCAATTCATCCATTAACCTTTTAGATTGAATTATAACTGATTTTTCATGTATGTAAGATACTAATTTTGATACACATAATGGTCTAGTTTTCATGGAAGTTGTAAACCCAGGTACCATACCTTGACCATTTTCCATTCTAGCCATTTGAGACTCACTAGCCCCTAATGTAGTATCTGCTTTTGATGAGTAATATAAATTTCTATATCCTCTTTCTATTAATTGTTCAATAACACTCCAACCAATATTAGCATTTTCTACTACTAATAAAGCATCATTATATTCAGTTGATATTGAAAATAAAATATTTGCAAAATCTTTAGTTGGTATTTGTGCTTTATATTCAGCTACTTGTTTAGCAGCTTCTACATCTAAAATATGAAAAGTAGAGTAGTCAGTTCCGTCACCTCTAGCAACGTCGGCTACTACCATATATGATTTAGTGTAATCTGGTGTTTCCCATATCCATAAAGATCCGTCTACTCCTCTTCTTTCCATTGGATCTGAAGTAAATGAGTCTTCATAAAAATTAAGCATGTCAGGTTCAATAACAGTATCCCCTGATGTACTAAAATCACAATCACATTCTTGAGCAGCGTGTCTTATACCTAATATTTCATCTTGAGCATCTCTCCATACTTGGTCTCGTTCAGGGTGAACAGTCCATGGTAAAGATAGTGGGACAAATTTATTTTCTCTAGATTGCGCTTTAGTAAATGACTTATGGAACCAGTTACCTGTACCATAAGGTGTAGATAGGGCTAAACATTGACCCCCAGTAGCTAAGGTTTGTTGAGCAGAAGCAAAAATCTCATCAATACCTTCAATAAAAGCTGCCTCATCAATAATAAGGAATGAAACAGCTTCTGATCGACCTGCATCCGCTGTTGCTCCTACTGCTTTAATTTGTGATCCGTTAGCTAAACGTAGTGATAATTTGTTATGTTCCGCCGTTTTAATCTGCATCCATTTTGGAAGCGCGTCATATGCGAACCTAACCTTGGTAACCATGTTTTTCGCTGTTTCTTGTTTAGTAGCGATACATAGAACATTTTTATCTTTCTGAAATAACATTAACCATAAAGAATAAGCTGAGGCTAATGTTGAAATACCTAACTGTCTAGATTTATTAATAATCGTGTATTCATTCTTTTGAAGTTGTATTAATACTTTTTCTTGGAACGGATAAAGATTAAACTGGATCCTACCCTTTTGAGGGTGTTGGATCCAGTAATATTTTTTCATCCAGTAAACTGGATCTTGAGCACATCTAAGCCACTCTTGTTTGATAATCTCCTTTAACGGGAGTTGAGTATTTTCAGACATAACTTATTTTTTGGTTTTTATTATAGGTCTTCTCCACCCATTAAGTCAGCAGCAGACATTTGTCTTGGAGTTGTTTTTTTCTCTAATGCTTTTTTCTCAGCTGTTAAATCTTTTAATTGAGCTACAATACCTGCTTCTTCTGGAGTACCTTTAGCTGCTTGATATGCTTTAGCTAATGATTTCATTTCTTGAGATACTTGAGCTAATTTTTCTACTGCGGTACCTAATCTTTTGTTACCTTTAGCAGCTTTTAAAGCTTGTTTTTCCATATCTATTTCTTCATCATCCATACCTGCAAATACATCAGCAGGAGCTAAATCTTTTAATTTAGTTGAAGTAGATTTTGGTTTTGGGTTTGTAATTTTTAATTTTGGAGAAGCATCTGCTTTATCTGGATTAGCTGGTCTACCTGTTCTAACAGCTGAAGGTGATGAACCTGCTTGTACAAATGCTGCTAAATCTTTTTCTAATACGTCTCTTGATTTTGGATTGTTGAATGTAGCCATATCTTTACCAGTTGATTTAGCTAATTCTTTATAATCAATTTCACCTGTTTTTTCTAAAGTATCTAAGGTGTTATATAATGTAGTACCTGGTTTGTATTTTTCTTTTGCTGCTGCAATAGCGGCTTTAGCTTCTGGTGAATCGTCTGCTACTTTATAGAAAGAGGCCATTTCTTCTAATGTACCTTCATCTAATGCGTCTTCTTCAGCTACACCGTCAGATCCAACTTCATCAGCTCTAGTCATTTTAACTTCACTTATAGTGTCAGGGAAAATAGTGTTAAAATCTGGTTCAGAAATAGTAGTAGTTAAACTATCATCACCATATAATACTTCAGTATCAGTTCCAAATTGAGATGCTATTTGTTGAATAGCTTTTACTGCTCCTGCTCCTTCACCATCTAAAGTAGCCATTCCAGCTTTATTAACTCTAGCACCAATAGTATCACGATTCCCTCCTTGGATTTGGAAGACATAACCTCCAGGTCCTTTTAATACTTTCCAAGATGAAAGATATGATAGGTCTTCGTTTATAGTATTTTCTTCAACTGATACACTCTCAGCTAGTAATTGGTTTCTAAATTTTAATAAATCAAATGAATTCATTTTATATAAGTTTAATTAGGTTTTAATATAAATATTAAAGAGAAATTACTTCCATAATTTGTTTAATTCTTTCCTCTGTTGTACCTGATATCATATTAAATCTTTTAATTCTATGATTATATAATTGACAAAATCCTTTAATAGTAGTATCAATTTTATCTCTATACTCTGCATTAGTTTCTCTAACACCATTGTTTTCTATCTCTACTCCATCAGGAGACACATAAAAAATATAATCATATTCGTTAATAAAATTACGAGAATATTCTTCAAATGAGATTTTATCAGTTGGATGTATAGATTCAGCACATTGAGTAAAAGCCATTACATCTATAATTGTTCTATCTGTAATTAAATTTTCATGCATTAATTCAGATACACGTTCAGCTAAAAATATAGTTTGACCTTTTAATGTTGAATCTGTATTTAATGGAATACCTAAATCTCTTAAATACTTGCTACGTTCAGTAGCAAAATGATAATCTTTAAATTGTGGTAATTCTGCTAAAGCATTAACTAATGTAGTTTTACCTACACTTACAGTACCTACTAATCCTATTTTCATATAACTTTAATTTTATAATACATTAATATAATAAGGCTCCCTACGGGAGCCAAACTTATTTATTAGAATCTTGATTTTACTTGTGGATTTTTATCTGGTGGAACTCCGTTTCTATCTCTTCGAGCCTCTACCCATTCATCTTTTGTGTACTGAAAACCATATAAGTAGTATTCAGGTTTTTGTTTTGCTTCTTTAGCCGGTTTAAGGGCAGGACCATCCCAGTTATGTAACTTACCGTCAAAGTAGGTAATTGTAGTACCTTCAGGTGTAGTTAGAGTTCTTGTCTTATAATCTTGATTGGACATAACATTATTTAATTTGGTTAAAATATTTTAAAAAGTCGGTAATAACTATTTGACTTTTTGGCTCTGACGCAGTAAATACTTCTTCAATTAATTGTTTAGTCGGTTTTTTAGATTCAGTTAATAGATTTTTAATTGGAGACAAAGCAGCTTCTGCTAATACTAATTCGTCTGGTGTACCGTAATCCTCAATATCATTAAGGTATAACGTTAAAACTTCTTGTAATTTATTTTGAGAAATATTCATATACTAATTTTTTAATATGTTTAGCTACTTCATGTAACTTTTTAATCTGACTGTTTAACCATTGTAATCTTTCTCCCATACGTCTGCCTTCCATTGGTTTTTCAATATTACCTTCAGGAATGTATTTTAATAGAGGTTTCATATACTCACTACCAGTTAAAAATATGAATTTATCTTTTTCAAGATTAATACCTGATGCTTTCATTTGAGAAATTACCTTTTCACCCCAAGCATCTTTTTCATCTTTAGGCATTTCTTTTAAGGTTTTATCGTACGGAGCTAGTACCTTGTTTAGAGGTACTAGAAAATGTTTAGCTGATAAGATATACATTTTATCCGGTTTTAAAGACTTACCATACTCTAATGTCTTTTTAAACATAGGAGATGCTGAGTATAAATCTTGTGCCTGTGATGGTTTATCTAATTTAGATTTTGTGCAGCTTAAAATTACAATTGAAGACATTTATGGTTTTAATTATAAATATTAAAACTCTAACCATTTAACAAGTTCTTTTTCCTCATTTATTGGGCTCCAAGTATAATGTGCTAATTTTTGTTTAAAATGACCACTTTCAGATTTATATTCATCATATTTAGGTTGTATTTTTTTAACAATTCCAAAATATTTTTTCCAATCAATTTTTTGTAAATCTTGAAAATGTTTAAATTGTTTACCTACTCTAGCATCATAAGCATACTTTGATTTATGAGACAAAATATATGAAGGGTGTGATAATCTTAATTCATAACCTTTATAATCAATAACAACTAATTCTCTATTAGGTAAATAAACTGAATTAAAGAAATCAATAATGTATTCCTTGTCCCAATGTTCATCTCCTGAAGGTGCTGGTAAGGGATCTTTATTAGGTTTATATAATTGAATAATATCTTTAGTTAAGAAATGTTGTACAGATTTTGGTGTTTGTCTTTGTTCTACTAAATCATCCTCATGAGGAATCATTTCAACATTATAATCATTTCTTCTCATAACAAAACTTAACTCATAGAAATCTTTAATCACAGATAATTCATGTTCTGTTAAGGCTTCTCTTAAACTAAAATCAATGTCAGGTTTACGATTTTCAAAATCATAATCCATTATATCTAATATATGTAAAGCTAAACTTCCTCCTAATACTAGTTTATCAGACATAGTCATTAGAGGTAAAATTATACTTTCGTATTTTTCTGGTAAGTGATTTACTTTTAAATCCATAACTAATTAATTTTTATTTTTGTTCCTGGTAAATCTTCATTTATGCTTGATCTTGAACTATGAACCCACAATATTGGTTTTCTTACTTGTGTTTTAGGAGCACTACATTCACCATCAGTTAAATAAATTAAATTATTAAACTCATTTCTATGTTCAAATAGATAATCAAATACTGGATCAAAACTAGTACCACCTCTACCTTTAACTGATATATCTTCTAATTTACCATTATATTCATATATTCTTTGAATAATAGAGTCACATTCTATTACAGTTACTTCAGTACCTGTCTTATGCATGTGGTAGATTTCATTGAAAAATTCTAATACTTCAGCATCTGAAACTGAACCTGATGTATCAATAGCGACTAATGTACGTTTATTTTGTTTTATTTTTAAAGCAGGATTACCATAAAAACGTTTATTTGGTTTACGTCTTGTTTTTTTAGTAAATACTTTAGGTGATACAGATGCAAATCTTCTTAAGTAAGACTTCCAATCTAATACTGGCTCTTTAATTTCAAATAAACCATTAATGTAGCTTTCTAATTCAGATGGAACTAAACCTCTACCTTTTTTCTGCATTTCAGAGGCAATCTCTTTTAATTGATGGTCAACTTGTTTTTGAATTAATTTACGTTCAGCCTCACTCATACCCTCCATTGCTTCCCATAAATCATGCCAATCCATTTCTATACCATTAACAAATTGAGCTATATCTCCATCAGGATTATCATCCATTTCTTTCTGAATGGCATCATAATAGTATTTAGTACCTTGTTTAGGTAGTAATTTAAGATCTTTAAACATACCCTGATCATATTCTAAACCATCCCAACTATCACCTTTATATTCAGATTCAATAAATTGGTTGATTTCTAAGTCAGCAGCAATGTTTGATAACTTTTTATTATCAAAACGTTCAAAATTTTCTAAATGGAAGAATACAATGTGAAGTAACTCATGTTTTAATACTGCTAATCTAGTTTTCTCATCTAAGCCTAACCAAAATTCAGGATTAATACAAAGTTTAATATTAATTTTATCAGGAGTGACACACGCAGTTTGAATGTCAGTTCTTAACTCCTTATTTAGAGCTATTAAAAATAAACCATAAAATGGTTCTTTTAACATAAGCAATTTGGATTGCTTTGCTACTTCTTGATACACATCTGTCATAACCTTTTTTATTTAATATATGAAATTAACCCTTAAGAGCCAAACTTTCTAATTTAATTTCTAAATATTGATTAGGATTAAATTCTTTTAGATACTGATTTATATTTTGTTGTATAAAATTGTTAATAATCTCTAAATTTTTAGGATTATTTTTATGCAATTTATATAAATTTGCACTAAAAGATCTCCAATCATGATCAAAGTTAATATTTTTAGATTTAAAGTACTTTAATGTACTTTTAAAACTATTATTTTTAGTTATACTTAATCCACTACCCCAAGAAAATGTATTTTTATGTTTATTTAAAAATAAAGCAATGGTTAATGAATTTTTTTCAATATTAACATTTGAAAGCATTTCTAAAGCTAAATTAATATTATCTTGTGATTTACTTTCAAACATACCATCTAAAGTAGTTAAATACTCTTCATCTAATTCAAAACCATCTTCATTAAGTGGGTCCATTAGATTTTCATCAAATATAACTCTAACATTAGGGTTTTTTAAGATATATTCTAAATAATTATAAACTTCTACAAGATTTTTTTCTCTGTATAAACTTTTATAAAGAAGATCTTCTGATTCTCTATTTTGTAAAAAGTTTAAAAGTTTAGGTGTTATTTTATTTTTGTTATCTTCTCTAATCATTACCATAAAAGAATTTTCAAAAGTTATATCTTCACTATAATAAGGTTTAGAGTAATTTTTAATATATTCTTTATCATGTTCAGAATCAAATTTATAAACTTTACATGGTTTTAATCTATACCATGATGTAGCTGATTCGAACATTCTATCAAATTCTACTAAATGCTCTTTATTTAAAATAATAATATCAGACTGATCTAGTCTTGAAGTCTTACTAACATTATTTTCTTTAAAGTAATCTTTTATCTTATGTCTTGGTAAAGAAGATAATTTACCTAAATAAATTTTTCCAGTTAATGTAGTATTAACTTTCTGGTTGAATAAAGAATTAATTAAATTTTTATATTCTTTACTTTCTTTTTCATTGAAAAAAATGCCTCCTTCATTACCATTATGGTAACTTTTTTGTAAAAAAGTAGATTGATATTCAATTTTATCGTAACTACTAGGAATATATGGTTCAAAAATAGTTGATTTTACTATACTCATATTATTTCATTATATATTGAACTAAATCTTTATTCATCATCATGGTTTTGAATTTACTTGGATTGTTATTGTAAATTGATCTAACCATGTTGTAGCAAATATCATTTGCAAATATTTTTTCATTTACAATTTTAGAAATTCTATCTACTACTGTTTTTTCTACTGGATTTTCTTTTGCAAATAAATCTAAGTAGTTAACAATTCTAGTTGATAAAGTTGATGCTAAATCAGCTCTGTAACTATCATCTTTACCTACAATTGATTTCAATGTATTTAAAACATATTTTTCATCTTGTTCTATTACATGTTGTGGTGAAATCATTTTATCTAGTTTATTATTAATAAACATAGTAAACATAGAACTAAATTCTGGTCCAACTGAACCTTCACCTACCATCTGAATTAATGGTAATGAATCATCAAAACTCTTAATTGAAGAAATTGAATTAAAGAACATTGAGACACTTCTACTGTTAACATCTTTAGTTACTAGTTCAGGATGTAGTAATAAAAAGTTAATACATCTACCATCAATTTGACTTTCTTCAGCCCATTTAGCCCAACATTCTGTATCAAATTTTAATTGTACAGTAATAAATCGTGTTTTCTGAGCGTTATCAATACTTGAAACTAAATAATCTCCATTATCAGGATTGGCAGTTAAAATAATATGCCAATCTTTAGGTAAAGACCAACTAATATATTGTTGTCTATCAATTAGCTCCATTACAGCTTGTATGAACCTCATATCAGCTCTATTCCAGTCATCTAATAATAAGATACCACCTTTTTCTTTACCACTAATCCATTCAGGCGGACAGTAACCCATTCTATTTAAACCAGTGGTGTAATATCCTTGTTTAAATTTTTCATCTAATACATTTTCATCAACCCAAATTTTCTCACTTTCTTCATTTCTTTGGATTTCAAACTGACGAATTGGAAAACCTACTAAATCACCAATTTCTTCAATTTGTGATAAATTCAATTTAACAAAATTAAAATCTAATTCTTTAGCTAACTGAACAATAGCTGATGTTTTACCAATACCTGATTCACCAATTACTTCAATTGACACAGGTGTTTTATTTTGTTCCTGTAAGAATCTGTTGTTTTCAATAATGTGATTTAAGAATTCTTTTAATTCTTTAGCATTTAATGCTACTAGATTTGTTTTTTTAGACATAACTTTTATTTTTAATTTAATGGTATAATATATGAAAATAAAAATGGAGGGCCAAGCCCTCCATCTCAAAAGTTTTTAATACTTTTTATTATTTCAATAAATCTTCTGCAACATAAATTCCATGTGCACCACTTACTGTTATACCTCTAGCAGATAATGCATCACCTACAAAGTGAACATTTGGATATCTAGTTAATGCTAAGTTAGTATAATCAACAAGTGGCTCAGGAGATAGATATTTTACTTCAGGTATGTACATACCCCAATCGTCTTTTAATGTTGGGAATACTTTTTTCATATCATCAATAAAATCATCAATGTATCTAAAGTAACCTTCAAATGCTTCTCTTACTTCATCCATTACATAATCATTAATTTGAGTAGCTTCTACAAATTTACCTTCTGAAGTATATGATGGTACTCTAGATGGAGAATAATATAATCCTTTATCATCAACCTGTAATGTTTTAACTAAATTTCTTGACCATTCAAATGGATTTTCAATACCATTTAACTCCATAATAATACCGAAGTTAGTCATATCATTTCTATACTTCTCATCTTTTTTAGCATGACCATTGTAAGTATAGTTTCCGTATGTTTCTTCTACTGCGACATAAGCAGCATTATTGTTAGTACAGAATGAACGTAATGATACTCCTTTATCTTCAAATTTTCTATATAACTTAAAGTCATATGAAATGTCAATTAGTTTTTGGAAGTGTTCTTGTGGTGCTTCAAATCTAACTCCAATTTGAACTGATTTAGGTTCAGTTGGTAAGTCATATTTGTCTGCTAATTTTTTACCAAAGTCAATACCTGATTTACCTACACCAAAGATAAGTTCATCATAAATACATAAAGTATTTAAATCATCAAAACGTAATAATTGTTTATTAAAATCAATATCTTTTACTTTAGTTTCCCATACAAATTTAACACCCTTATCAACTAAATATTCATACCAATTTTTACCTATTTCATGTAAATAATCAGTTCCAACATGCCATACTGGGAATAATCTTAAACCAAAATGAGGTTTAATAAAATCAGGTTCTGCTTCAGGATTTGAACATTGTACTTCTTCAGGTTTAGGATGGAAACGTTTAAAGTTATTAATAACCTGATCCATCAATTCCATTGCTTTATCTTCACCACAGTATTTAGATAATTGACCTCCAATGGCTGTATGATAAGTTAATTTACCATCAGACCAACCACCAGCACCTAACATACCAGTCATTACTTCACTTGGTAATCTTTTATATGGGTCTTTACCCATGTCAATAATTGTAATTAAATGACCCGGATAGCCATTATCTACTAATTTAGTAGCAGCATTAATACCTGCTACTCCTGCACCTACTATTACTATTTTTTTCTCCATTTATAAAATTTTTAACTGTTAAATATAATGAAGGAATCCATGAACGCCAAACGGAGCCACAGATTCCTTTAATTTATTTTTTATTTCGACTAGGCTATGAATCTAGTCTGTATGTTATGCTATAATATCGTTGTAAGATAATTCAATTTTATTACCTGTTACAGCTCCGTCTTTATACAATAAGTTTTTAGGTTGTACTGTAGCTCTTAAACCACCAGTAGCACTTCTTGTTGAATCATGTCTGATGTTAAGTATAGGTTCTAAATCAAATTCTTCTACGTCTTGTAAATTTTCTATAATTTTAGAAACAGTAATAATTAAATTGTCTCCTTGCTGATTAAAATCACTTTCAGTATAAGTTTTGTAAATTACAACTGCTTTATCTGAACCAAATATAATAGATTCTTCTTCTTTATTAGGTAAATCTGTTACTAATACACCTGATACTTTAGTATCTGTAGTACCATTATACATGGTATTTATACCTGGTTTTTCATTACCTAATTTATCAATAAAAGGTTTAAAAACTAATTCAGGACCAAAATCTCCATTTTTAATTTTAGCTACTAATTTAGTCATTAATTCTTTATATCTAGTATCAGCGCTTTCCCAGAAACCAGCGTTATCTTTTTTAATTGAGATTGGATAATTACCCTCAGCTCCTGTTATAACAATATCAGCTTTTTTACCTCCTGCTACATCATATCCAACTCCAGTTACTCCAGTTGCATTTGGCACTGTATAGGATTTGTTTGGAGCTTTAAATATAATATTTTTAGCACCTAATGCTAAATATTTTTTAATCTCATTTTCTAATACATCTTCATTTTCGGTACCTGCTGAAGCTCTACCTTGAGCTCCTGATGGTTTAATAACAAAAAATGAATTTTTATATTTTATTGCTCCTATTGATGAACCTTTAGCGCTTGGATCATAATCAAAATCTTTAATTGCTTGAATTTTTTTAATGTATTCAATGCGTTCTGAACCTGGAACTAATAATTTATATCTGTTACTTGATATTTTAGAGAAGTTTTCATCTGTTAAACCTAGTTTAGATTTTAAAATTTCAATACCTTCTTCAGCTTCAGTTACTTCATTTAGAGAAGTTTTTTTTGACAAACCTTCTTTAACAATTTTAAATCTTAAAGGAGATTTTGATTTAACTTCTTCAGTTTCTTTTAATTCTTCTTCAGGAGCCGGTTCTTCTGCTGGTACTTCTTCTGCTGGTACTTCTTCTCCTCCTTGTGTATTAGCTTCATTATCCATTGGCTCACCTGGGCCTTCAGATCCTGGAGGCATACCTAATTCTAATAAAGAAGCGATAGCATTAATAGCGAATTGCTCTTCACTTAAGTTAAGTAAGTAATATTTTTTACCCGATATTTTAGCAGTGTAAGATTGTGGTCCATAGATTAAATAAAATTCTTGACCATTATGAAGTAAAATTCTAAATGTAGTAGGTCTAGGTGCTATTACATAAACACCTGTAATATAATCTCTATAATGGTCTGTCATTAAATCTACTAAAGCAGCATCTAATGAAGGATATTTTTGAAGAATATATTCAAGAGGATTATCTTCAAAAGATATAGTTTCACGTTGTTGTTGTGAAACAAAATCTTCAATACCCTCTTTAATTAAATTTTTTAATATATTTAAAGACATATTATTTTATTTTTATTTCTTAGCTTATATCTTGTTCTGATGAAAATGCCTCAATACCTTTTGCTTTTAAAGCATCTACAATATCAAGTACTTCTTTATCATCTGACCAAGCTCTTGTTGGAAGCTCTAATCCTGTAAGATTTTTTATAAATTCATTTGAAGCGTCAAATCCCGGTAATTTTTTACCGTCTATTTTTACTCCATAAAATCTATTACCAGGAACAGTATAAGTAATTTCAATAGTTTTTGTATCAGAATCTCCTTCTTTCATTGGCTTTTCTCCTCTTAAAATAGCGGCTACATTTTTAGGATTAGCTTTATCTAAAATTTTATTTCCTTTATCAGCGTCACCTACATATTTTTCATCCTCTTCAGCTTCAAACCCACGTTTAGCTATTTGCATTAATTTATCATTAATATTTTTATGTATTGGGTGTGTATCAACCATTTCTTTAATGATCTCAGAAACAATAGCTTTTAATTTTATTTTACTCATAGGTTTTATTTTTAATTTATTTTTTTATAGATACTGCAATTAGTTATTATTTATATCCTAATTTAGTTAGTACTTTTTCAACTTCATTTCTAATAACAGTTTTAGAAACTTTACCAGGTTGAAATCCTAAAGATTTAAACCAAACTTCAAATGATCCTGGAAATTCTTGAATAGTATTAATGGATTTAGCTCTATTTTGTAATGAAGTAGAAGCTTGTTGAGCTCTATTTAGATTTTTAACATCTGAAGAAGTACTAGCAGTTGGAGTAGGTTTCTCAAACTCTTTTAATAATTCTTTTTTAATAAGTTGTTTTAATTGTATTTTGCTCATTTTTCTTCTATTTTAATTAGTAAGTCTGTTTTACCTTTTAATACTCTATGGTATTTTTGTTTAGGTATAAATATAACATCTTTTTTTCGAAGCTCCAAAGGTAATTCATTATCTAATTGGAATTGCCAACCTTCCCCTTCTAAAACAGTGACATGGCGATCTTTCTTATCTCTATGCCACACTAGTTCTTTATTAGGGGTATTAACCTTAAACTCACGAACACGTGAATTATTATTTAAAACTTCTTTATAAGGTTTCATTATAGGTCTGTTGAGTATGGTTCAACTGTTTGTTTAAATCCTATTACTCCTGGGATTGTTTTTATATTATTTGCTACAGCTTCAAGTGTAGTTTTACCATCAAATTTATTTTGTTTGATATAAGGATAAGGATCTACTTTAATTTCAAGGGAACTTCTAAAATAACGAGAAGTAGCATCTTGTGGTATCTCTACATTACGTACAACAGTGATACCAGGTAAAGCTCTAACATCTGATAATACATCTTGAACGTCACGTTTTTGGTTATCAATAATAATAGTTCCTTCTATATGGAATATTTTTTCTGAATCTAATTCCAGGATTAAGTCTTTTAATTTTATCATGTCTTCTTTAGTTTTACCCCAAGTTTTGCCTTTACCTTTACGTTTGCATCCAGCTGGAGTAGGTCTACAGGCAGGGTATTTAGAACGTTTTTCACCTTCTTTTCTACCACAAGCCTTATATCCACCTTTACCATCAGGAGCGTTACAATCTACCCAACCACCTTCTTTACCTTTAGGACCTGAACGTTTAAACCATTTATGAAGTGATTCATCTTCAGATAAAAGTTCATTAAGAGCTTCTTTTATCCCTTTCCATATATCTCCTCTTCTGCATCTAACTACAGCACCAGATTTATAAGCTGATGGTTTATCAAACTTACGATCAGCTATACGTAAACATCTATCACGTTTTTCTTTTTCGTTTAAATTATCCATTACCAGTATCCGCTAAAGTTTGAACCTCCACCTAATGATTTCCAATAACGACCTATATTACAAGACCAGTATCCTGGTGTTGTTCTGTCTTTTTTTCTAGCACAGTTTTGACGAGATGCGAAAGCTCTTCTTGCTTTAGGGTCTCTAATTTTAACTGCTAAGTTTTGACCACCACCGGCAGCACCAAATTGTACTTTTTTTACTTTACCTGTTTTTGGGTTTTTAACATAAACATAGAATTTTTTAGAACCACCACGTTTAGGTTTTCCAAGAGGTACTTCTTTACCTTGATATTCAGCCTCATTTAAAATTTCTTCTTCAACAAAAGGTACATCTAAAGAAACTGTTTTGCCTTCAAATTCTCCATACTCACCAATACTAGTATTTTCTATTAACCATCTATCATGTGAGTTTAAATAAAGTAATCCTTTACCATGCAATTCTCTTGCTTCTCTAAATAACTCTAATTGAGCATCTGAACCATATCTGAATATGTTTTCATGTAATGGTAATTGTTTATTTAAGTGGTATCTTAAATTAGATGAAGTTTGAATACCTTCATGTAATAATACATTCTCATTTAAGCCTGTATCTATATCAGCATTCTTTTCTTCTTCTTCAGCGTCATCAAATGGTCTTAGATCAGAAAAATGGTACGAATCAGTTGTACCAGTTTGATCAAATTTGATAGCATAAAAAGGATGTTTAGCTAAAACTACAGTACCAATACCACCGCCTTCAGATGAATCTGTTTCTACTCTATCTCCTTCGACATATTGTATATCAGCTTCAAATATAGCTTGGATTGCTTCTTGAATTAATTCTTTGATTTGGTTAATCTTCATTGTTGGAGTCTCCTATTATAGTGTTATAATCTTCCATTGATAGCATTTCTTTACTTTTATTTAATGCTATAGCATTTTCAGCTACATCATGTAAATCCATATCAGTTTGAGCATCTTCTTTAGCATACTCTAACATACGGATAAATAAAGGAATATCTAGTGTTACTGTATCTACTACATCACCTTCTTCATTTTCATTCATCATATAATCAATAGCAGCTGTTTTTTCTTCACCATCTAAGTACCCATAAGCACTTTGTAAGTAATCATATGCTTTAATAATTTTAGCTTGCCACCAGTGAGGAAAATCAACTTCTCCCATGTTATCATAGTTATTAAGTTGTTTGTATAACATAGCAGCCATTTTAGCTATTCTGTAAACATCACTTTTTAACATTGATGGTTCATCATCTTGATGACCTACATCTAAATCTTCGTTTTTAAAGTCTACTCCTCTACCTTTTAAGATATCAGCTCTAGTTACTTTACCATCACCTGTTAAGTCAGGGAATTTTTTCTCAGCTAATTTTTTAGCTTTAGCAGTTGCAATAGCGTAAAGAGCAGGATCATCTTTTTTGAATCCTGATTTCTTTAAACCCTTAACTATATCTTCTTTTTTATTAGTTTCAGCTTTAGTTAATTTCTTTTCATCTAATACCTCTTGAATTAATCTATGAACTTGATCTTTGATTGATTCTTTAACTGGTTTTTTAGTGTTGTCAGATATAAATTTTAATGCTGTTGCCATAAGGTTTTTCTTTTGGGCGTCTGTAATATCAGACACAGTTATTTTGGTATCTACCATATCAGTTTTAGGAGCGAAATCTTTAGGTATAAGACGCATAAATTTTTTCGCTAATTCAGGACTATCAAACGTTTTAACAAAATTAATCTTCTCAACCGCACCCTGTGCATTAGAAGTAGTTGTTGGTTGATCATCCGCTTCTTTTTGAGCTAAATTGTATTGAAGTTTAGCATTACCCATTATAGTTTTTAATACTTTAGTTAGGTAATCTTTAGTTTCAAATGGATTATTCTTTTGAGGGAAAATAACTTTATCTCCACTTACAACATAATCTTTATCTTTAGTCATAACACCACTATACTTTTTCAAGTTATCAGGTGTTTTCATTGGATAGTAATTAGCTCCTCTTGAACCAAAGAAACCATTACTTTTTACATTTCTTAAGTCAGTGGAAGATAATGTAGATATAAATTCAATAAATGAACCTTCACCTTCAGTAGCCATCCATTCTTCAAATTTACCTTGTAAATCAGATTCTAATGCTTTCCAAGCTTCAGGTACTCTATTTCTAATGTCAGTTGCTTTAGCAAATCTTTCTTCATCATTTAAACCATCCCAAGTTCTCCAAGCAGTGTTTGCTTTTTGAGCTGGAATACTAGGTCCAAATATTTTGGTTATGATTTTAGGATCTCTTAAGTTATTAGCGTAAATGCCATAATTCTTAATATCACCTAACGCAGATAGAGCAGACTGTAAGTCTGCTGGCTCTAATACTAAATCATAATTAACTTTCTCTAGTCCGGCTGGTTTTTCATCGCCTTCTCCTGATTCAAGTTCCTCTTTTATAAGTTTATGAAGTAGAGATTTAAAAGTATTTATCTGATTACTCTTCATCTTCTTTTTTTTCTTTTTTAGCTTTTTTAGGAGATTCTTTTTCTAACGCACCTTTTAATTTTTCAACTGCATTCTCAATTTTTTCTAATTGAGCAAATAAAGTATCATTAGTTTCAGTTAACTCACCTCTTCTTTGTGGATCGTGAACGGCTCTAGTAGAATTATCTTCAATAGTCTTTTTTAAACCTTCAATTTTAGCTTCTAATTCAGCTACTTTAGACTTACCAACTTCAATATTTTCTTTTAATTTAGCATCTCTAGCTTTTAAAGCTTTTTTACCAGCAGCTGCTGCTTGACCAGTAGTAGGATAAGCACCAATATATTCATCACCTATAAGAGATTTAAGTGTAACAGCATTAACAATACCTCCCTCAGTTGTATCTTTAGTTGGTTTACGAACCAAGAAAATACTACCTTGTTCTTTAGTTACTTTATCTTCAAATTCTGCTGCTCCTTCTTCTAAGACTGGAGTTTCTTGAATTTCTTCTTTTTCAGTATTTAATTCAGTTAAATAATCTGTTATACTTTCTCTAATGATGTTTTTTAAGTTTGGTTTAGCCATGGTTTAAGTTTTTATATAAATATTTATATTTCTGTTTCTCTTAATCGTTTTATGTTATCTTTTACAGTTTTTATTAATTCTGGTGATATGTCTCCACCTGTCCAACTTTCAATTGCCCCATCTTCAGTAACATATGTACTAGTTGGATTATTAATAAAATCTTCAAACATTTGTTCAGCATCATTTGCTGAGGTGTTTTTATTAGCGTTTAATAGCTTTTTTTCATACTCCTCATATTTACCTTCAATTCTAAGTTTAGTTTCCATTTCTACTACACAATCAGAACACATCTTATGAATACTAAACATTTTTTTATTTAATGAATGATTCTTCATTGGTTGTTTACAATTTGGGCAAACTAATGGAAACTCAAACATTGATTTTAAAGTGTCATGTTTGGTGACGGTTTGTTTGATACCATTTTGAATAGTCCACTTTTTACCGTCTTCTTCCCATACATCACCCTCAACATGTTTTACTTCATTTTTACTATAACCGGCTTGAATTCTAGTACTATTAGCAGTATTACCTGTAACAATATTACGCATACGTTGTACGTCACGTTCTGAGAATTGTTTGTTTAATTGTGTCATTTATAACCCTAATTGTTTTAATTCATTTATTACTTGGTCAGTTGTTCTATATACAATACCAATACCTCCTTTAGATTTCCAATTTAAAATAGTATCCTCTCTATCATCAATTAAAATAGCATTTGATTCTGCAAATTCAGGTTTGTTTTTAGCTTGTCTAAAGATAACTTTAGTACCTGGAATATGATCCTTAATCCACAATGATTTACCCATTTTACTTGATTGATCCCATGAAGGTGATGTTAGTAAAGTTGGGTTATATGGTTTAATATACTCCCATAATTGTTTACCACCAGGCATCCAAGGTATTCCTCTCCAAAATCTTACTCCAATTTGTTTATCAATAAGGTCCCAAAACATTTTATCTACTTGTTTCTCACCATACTTTTTAGCTATTTCAGCTCTATAGGCATCAGGTGATAAACCAGCAAAATGTTCGAATCTAGCTTCAAAATCAGCTATAACCCCATCCATATCACAATAAATTTTGTAATTTAATTTTGGTTTTTCCTCTTCAAATAATTTATTTAATGATATCATTTATTCAAATATTTCAGGATTTTCACGTCCAAATTTTCTCATTATAACTCCAGCCATAGCATTAGCTTCATTTTCAGTATCAGATCCATCTTCTCCATTTAACTCATCTCCATTTAATTTTTGATGATGGTGAACTAATTCATGTGCTAATGTTCTTAAAATATCAGCCATGTTTCTATTATGTACTACTACAAGTATTTTTTCTTCTGAAGGTATATAACCTCCAAAACTGTGATTTTCTTGAGAGTATGTTGGTGAATTTATAACACCAATTTGTGGTTCATTTATTTCTAATTCATTACAAGCATATTTAACAAATTTCTTCATTAAAGGTGCTTTCTGCGGGGTAAATGACTCATGTAATATAGGACCTGGTTTAAACTCATTTTGAGTATAAATTGATAAAAATTGTTTAGGATCAATACTAGCAGGTAAGAATTTTTTAATATCTTCTAAATCTTTATTTCTAATAGCTGTTCTTAAATCAGTAGCATTTAAACTTTCAAAATTTCCAGCATCTACTATTTTAACATTAGGGTAAGTATTAGGATCTTTTTCTATAGCTCTGTATCTACCTTCTTCACCCTTACCATATAATACAATAAAGTCTGTTGATTTATCTTTTATAATATCAAATACTTCACTTACAGGTGAAGCTTTACCTGATATTATTACTTGAACATTTGAAGGTAAAATATCTTCATATAGTCTCCAAACTTTCATTGAGTCCTCAGCTGTAAATTCATCTTTAGAACCTTGAGACATTATCACAATAACTTTATCAGCAATATTAGCTGCCTTAGCTACTACATTAAAATGACCAGCATGTGGTGGTTTGAATTTACCTGGATATAAAGCTATTATAGGAGTAGTTGACTCTATTAATTCTTGTACTATTTCTCTACCTATATTCATTATATAAAATTTTGGATTTTTGATTTAGCTGAATCGACTGAATCGAATTCAGGTAATTGTTTAACCATAACTTCTATTTCTTTATTCAAAGCTTCTTTTTCAGCCCTAGATTTAGCCATTTCTTCAGGTGTTTTTGGTTTACCTACTGCTGCTGAGTCTTGAGTATAAGGTTTAATTAGCTCAGGTGAAAAGCCTTTATTAGTATTTTCAGGATTATTATCTAGTAAGATAAAATTATCCCCAAAAGCCTGTCTATAAATGTCAATATTCTTATTAACATCTCTCCATGTACGTAAAACAATACCTGGCATTAAACTTCTATCACGTTGAGCGTTACGTTCAAGTGAAGTTAGAGGAGAGACATAAACCATTAACATTAATGTCTCATACCCTAAATCTTCTAATTGTTGTTTTTTCTTTAATACTGGACCTGAAGCTGCACCTGTTCCATCAATAACAATATCATTTTTGTCTTCAATGGATTGAGCTAATTTATCTTGAGTAGTTTTTCTAGCTTGTGCTTGTAATTTAGCTGCTTGAGATAATTGATCGGGTGTAAAATCTTTTTGTTTTAGACCAATACCACTTGCTTTTAAAAGTTCCTCATAAGTGTCATCAGAATTGATAACTT